TATTTGAATTTAGCTGACGCTAGAGATTCATCAAACAACGTATTACAAATTGCTGGTGTCACCAGAATATTTCCTATTTCTGACTCACACATGCAAGTTAATATGTTTGACCTCAGATACCAACTCCGTTTGAATGAGTTGTATGATTTCACATCCGCTTCCTACATCAACTATACATTAACCCTACAACACCTACGCATGTTGGAACAGTTGTTTACTGGTGAAGTGCCTATTAGATTCCAGAGACACATGCAAAGATTGTATATTGATTGGGGTTGGGGTCAAAATCAAGCACCAATAGGAACAACAGTTATTGCGGAATGTTATGCAGTAATTAATCCCGATGTGTATACACAGGCCTGGAACGACCGTTGGTTAAAAGAATATGCAACAGCACTTATCAAACGCTCTTGGGGTAATAACCTTAAAAAGTTTGATGGCATCCAATTACCAGGTGGTGTCAAATTAAACGGAGATAAAATCTATACTGAAGCTAAAGAAGAAATAGATGCTCTACATGCAGAAATCGGTGACAAGTATGGTGCACCACTAGAAATGTTCATGAACTAAAATGGCAACATCGGTTTATTTCAATAATTATAACTCTCTTGCTGAGCAAAGAGTAATCGAGGACTTGATTGTTGAATCAATCAAGATTATGGGCTTTGACGCCTATTATTTGCCTATTGAAAATGAAACAGACCGAGACATTTTATACGGTGAAGATCCGGTTAAAAAGTTTAGTGCAGCGTTTCCAATCGAATTCTACCTATCAAGTTCTATGGAATATGAAGGAGAAAAAGAATTCTTCTCCAAGTTTGGTTTGGAGATTAAAAACAACGTCAGTATCATACTATCAAAACGTTCCTTTTCTCAACGTGTTCCACAAAATACATTTACTAGACCTAGAGAAGGTGATTTGATTTATGTTCCATTTTTGAATGGCACAGGTGAATTGTTTGAAATCAAATTCACCAATCAAACTAAAGACTTCTTTATGTTAGGACGTAAAATACCATTCTTCTATGAATTGGAACTTGAGAAATTCAAATACTCACAAGAACTTATCGATACTGGTGTTGAGGATATCGATGATGTTATGATTCAATCCGCTTATACATTAGAATTGAATACGGGTGTTGGAACAGGAACATTCGAACAACGTGAAATTGTTTTCCAGTCCGATGACGGCACGCAAGCAAATGCGTATGTGGTGGCAATAGTGCAAGAATGGGTTAAACCAGACGATACATTGAAAGTGTCAAACGTTGCAGGTGAATTCCGTGATAACGTTGCAATTATAGGTGCGACAAGCGGTGCAGAATATTACCTATCTTCATATGATCCATTAAAAGATAGCACAAGAAATGAAGCTTATGATAACGCTTACTTGAATGACACCGCAAGTAATATCATAGACTTCACAGAAACAAATCCGTTTGGAAGAATCTAATGTCAACATATAATCGTGTCATAAGAAAATTAGTTGTTGGTTTTGGTAACCTGTTTGACAATATAACATTGTATAGGTTTAAACCAGACAACACCGAATCGGAAAGATTTATTGTTCCAATCGTATACGCTTCCAAAGAACGTTATGTTATGAGACTGGAAGAAGATTTGAATTTGGACAAAAAGGTTCAAACAACTCTACCTAGAATGTCATTTGAAATGGCAGGATTAAGTTACGATTCTAGTAGAAAACAGAATACAAATATTAAAAATTTTGCAGGCACATCAGGCACTGGTGTATTGGCACAATATAATCCAGTTCCATATAACTTCGATTTCAACCTCTACATATATGTTCGTAACATTGAGGATGGAACACAAATCATAGAACATATTTTACCATTCTTTACACCAGATTATACAATCAAATTGAATTTAATTCCTGAAATGGGAATTATTAAGGAAATTCCAGTTGTATTAAATAACACCAGTCATGATATTGTGTATGAGGGTGGTCGAGATAATGAAACCAGAATGATTATCTGGACATTAAACTTTACAGTCAAAGGTTTCATATTTGGTAAATTCAGAGAAACAAACGTTATCAATCGTGCTTTCGTATCAGTATATAATCAAGTGAGACAAGATGAATTAATAGAATTTTATATGGATTTAGATTCTGGTTATGGAACATATAAAGTTGGAGAAACTGTATATCAAGGATACACGGCAGACGATGCAACAGCTACAGGAATAGTTGTTCAATTTACAGATAACATCTTACGTTTAAAAGAACTAACAGGAAACTTTGTGTCAGATAAACCTATATACGGAATTAATACATTGGCAAATTACAACTTTACTTCCTATAACTTGAACCCATTGAAATTTGTTGAAGTTGATTCAGTTGGTAGAGTTACAACAGACATTGATTATATGTCTGTGGATAAAGAAGAAGCCAAGGCCGATAATACGTTGGCCGAGGTTGTTACTATCAATAAGGCCGCAAACCAGTAAACAAAACGAGAGAATTAAATGTCTAAACAAATTATCAATCTTGGTATTAGAGCGAACGATGGCAAAGGTGATTCATTACGAGTTGCTTTTGGTAAAACAAATAACAACTTTACTGAGTTGTATAATACCGTTTCTCATAATTCCAACGTATCAAATACTTACTATGAAACAAATCAAGAATTAGCTCAGAACGCATACAACAAAGCGAATACTGCATCTCTTGGTGATATTTTGTTTTTGGACACCACAATGTATAGTAATACAAAAGTGGAAATTGGCAACGACCATCATGGATTGAAAGCATGGGGTTTATTATTTGGTCAAACCACAACGCAAGCCAATAATGCATACGGAACCAGTGTTGCATATGATAGTGAAAATAATATATTGGCTTCGTTCACAACACAAAATGAAGTTACTGGTTTGCCACAATCAACAGTTATTAAATTTGATTCTCACGGTTTAGTTTACTGGAGAAATTCTGTTCCTGCCGCAAACGTTAATAATACTTTAGTAGCAAGTTATGCTGATTCTGTTTATGTTGATGCAAACAATAATGTTTATTTGTTGACAAATATTCCAGACGATTCATCAACATTAGTTACTAAATTTAATTATCTTGGTCAAAATGTTTGGAATACATTAATTTCAGATTCTACCGACTCAAGAGACATAGTTGTTGATGATGAAGAATTCCCGTATTATGTTGGTCACCATAACCTAATCACTGGTTTAGATATTACTGGTGAATTATATTTTACACACTTCAATTTAAATACAGCAAACACACATTCTGTAATGGCGTTACCAAATAGAGGTGGTGTTTATGTTGGAACAGATACCGGCCAAGTTCATAAATTTGATACAGAAGGTGTATATCAATGGTCAAATCAAGTTAGTGCAGCTGGAGAAATAATTTCATCATTAACATATGACGGTGCAAATAATTGGTATGCAGCTGCATGGACCAACATTTTCAAGTTTGCTCCAGATAATACATTACTTTGGGAAAAAGAAATTCAAGGTCTTGATCCAAGAATTGCTTCCATAAAATATAGTGATAATTATCTATATGTTATGGGTGCAACAGAAGATCCAAATTCAAAAGATGCATTTATCATTTACAAATTACACTCAGCAAATGGCGAATTGGTATGGGCAAACTCTTTAGAAATTACTGGTGCATCACAGAATAATGGTTTGGGTCGTAGAAGAATGGATGTAAAAGGAGATTTTATCCTTATTACCGGTCATGCATATCCAAACAACAGCACCAAAGCGATTGCAACAATATATCAATTACCAATTGACGGAACATTACCAGGAACTTATTTTGGTTCAAACTCAACAACATGGGGAGCTCACACATACGTTACAGTTCCTGAAGCAACAACTGTAACCAGTTCTCAAGTTGGCAGTGGTAATACAACAGTAACAATTGCTGAAAATGTGAACTATGCCTACACGATGCCAGATGTTGCATATCAAAATCCAAGTCCAGAAAACGAAGAAACAATCAATTATTTCCTACAAAAATGGAACTTCACAGAAGATGGAACTTTAGTTATACCTTCTTCTGGTTCAGATTTGGCCATAGAGTTTAGTGGTAAAGGTGTTGCAAACGTTGGTGCAACAACACTTAAAACTACAAGCAATTCATTTGATGGTATTACAATTGAATTAGATGTTAATGCATCAATCAATAAAATTACCCCAGTTGGTGGAGGTAACGGTGGCCACTATCATCTACCAAACGGTTTTGAAGGGCAGATTATGTATATCGTCCCAGCTGAAGGTGGCGAAATGAATACTCATTACACAACAATGAGTTTTGATTCTGCAAGATGGTCTAATGGTAATGGTGTTATTAATCAGAACAACGCTAGTTGGTGGTTACCATTCCACGGTTCTCAAGGTGGACACGCTGTATTGACCTTAATATTTACAGATGGTGCTTGGAATCTACCACATAATTATTTCGATTAAAATAAATAAAGACTATGAATACATTTGACAAAAACATGGAAAAATTATTTGATGTATCACCTGTTGAACCAAAGGAACAACCTTTGGTTCCCGTTCAACCAAAATCACCGGTTGATAGTTTGGATTTGAAACAAGATTTGGTTGATTCTTATGAACAAACAAAATCAAATCTACAAGACTTGATTGATTCGGGTAAAGATGCAATGGAAGAATTACGTCAGATTGCCAGTGCAGGTCAACATCCACGTGCGTTTGAGGTTTATGCCACTTTACTAAAGAATATGGTAGATGCCAACAAAGAACTATTGAATGTTCAAAAACAAATGCGTGATATGGATGGCAAAAAGAAAGATGAAACTGGTACCAAAATCGACAAAGCTATCTTTGTTGGTTCAACCGCTGAGTTAAATAAACTCATCAAAGGTAAAGAATGATTGATGATGACGATTATGGCCAATTAAATCCTAATGATTCGTATAGGGATAATCCATTACTAAAAAAGGCAGGAGTTAAGGTTGATTATACTCAGGAACAAGTAGATGAGTATGTCAAGTGTGCCAAAGATCCTGTTTATTTTGCAGAGAACTACATCAAGATTGTTAACGTTGACGAAGGTCTGATGAAGTTTAAGATGTGGCCTTTCCAAAAGGAAATGATTAAGACTTACCATGAAAATCGTTTCTCTATCACCAAGTGTCCTCGCCAGGTTGGTAAAACCACCACCTCGGTCGCATATCTTCTTTGGTTGACACTCTTTACTGATACACAAAACGTGGCCGTTCTGGCGAACAAGGGTTCTCTTGCACGTGATATTCTTTCCAAATACCAGCTGGCATATGAAAACTTACCAATGTGGTTGCAACAAGGTGTCGTGGTGTGGAATAAAGGTAACGTTGAACTTGAAAACGGTTCTAAGATTATTGCGGCATCTACATCTAGTTCTGCCATTCGTGGTGGATCATTTAACTGTGTATTCTTGGACGAATTTGCGTTCGTTCCAAACAACATCGCCGAAGAATTCTTTAACTCTGTTTACCCTGTAATTTCATCTGGTAAAACGTCCAAGATTATTATTGTGTCCACGCCGAACGGTATGAACCTGTTTTATAAGTTGTGGATGGATGCAATCAACAAGAAGAACAACTATAAGACTTTTGAGATTCACTGGTCTATGGTGCCTGGACGTGACGAAGCCTGGAAAGAAGAAACAATCCGTAACACAAGCGAACGTCAGTTCAGACAAGAATTTGAAACGGAGTTCTTGGGTTCATCAAATACTTTGATATCTGGTTACAAATTACAGACTATTGTTTATCGTGATCCAGTTGCCAACCATGACATGATGAAGATTTATGAACATCCCGTCAAAGAAGGTATTAACGAATCTAAATCAGACCACTTATATTGTATTTGCGTTGACGTTTCTGAAGGTAAAAACTTGGACAGTTCAGCATTCCAAGTCATCGATATATCACAGACACCATACAAACAGGTGGCGTCATATGCAAGTTCCTCAATCACACCAATTTTGTTTCCAACAGTCATATATAATGCAGCAAGATATTACAATGATGCATATGTATTGGTAGAAATAAACAATAATCCTCAAGTTGCAGATTCTTTACACCAAGATTTTGAATATGAGAACCTATGGAAGGTATTTACAGGCAATAAAAAACCACAACAATTGAGTGCAGGTTTTGCCCGTGGCATTCAAATGGGTTTGAAAATGTCACCTCAGGTTAAAGCAATTGGTTGTTCCAACCTGAAAACTTTGATTGAAGGTGACAAGTTATTAATTAATGACTTTGATACTTACTCAGAACTTACCACATTTGAACAACAAAAGAATTCATTTGCGGCTGCTTTGGGTTCAAACGATGATTTGGTAATGTCTCTTGTGATTTTTGCTTGGGCAACAACTCAACAATACTTTAAGGAAATTGTAAATCACGACATAAGAAAACAAATTCAATTAGAACAGATGAACCAGATGGACGAAGATGTTTTACCAGCACCAATCATTGATGATGGTTTAGAACACGACTTTGAAATCATCGGTGGCGACATGTGGGAACTTGCAGACGGTGGTGAAACGTATGCAAAGTTTATGAGGAACAGACTAGAAAGGTTATAAAACCAGCCTTTCATAAATACTCTTATGGTATTTTGCCAAAAGAACATAATAATTCAAGGAGAATAAAATGGCATTTCAAATCTCTCCAGGCGTAAATGTAGCTGAAGTGGATGCAACAACCGTTGTTCCAGCAGTTCAACAAACCGCCGGTGCATTTGCTGGAGCATTTCAATGGGGTCCAGCAGACAAAGTAAAACAAATAGACAGCGAAATAACTCTTGCCAGCACATATGGCAAACCAGATTCAGGATCAGCAGTATCATTCTTTACTGCGGCTAATTTCTTGTCTTATGGTAACAACTTGAGTGTTGTCCGTGCAGTTGGTGCATCTTCAAACAATGCAACTGACGGTAGCGGTCTTAACGTTCAGATTAAAAATGAAGATGATTATGAAGCTAATTTCTTAAGCTCAAACAACGGAAATGACTATGGACCATTCGCAGCACGTTATCCAGGTTCACTAGGAAACTCAATCAGTGTTCATGTTTGCGCTAATACAGAAACATACGGAACATGGTCATACAAAAATTATTTCACATCTGCACCAAGCACATCAGATTTTGCTGATTCAGTAGGTGGACAAGATGACGAAATGCACATTGTTGTTGTTGACCAAGATGGTTTGTTCACAGGTTCCGCTGGTGCGATTCTAGAAACTTACGCTTTCGTTTCTGCCGCTTCTGACGCAGTTATCAATGGTGTAACAAACTACTACAAACAGGTTATTTTGAACAACTCAAAGTATATCTATGCAATGGATCCTGTTGAATATACAACCACAAACTCAACATGGGGTCGCTCAGCTGCTGGAAGAAACTTTGCAAGTCCTGCAACAAATCAAGTAATCGAATTGACAACAGGTTCAAATGCAACACCAACAGACGGAAACGTAGAATCTGCTTACGATTTGTTTGCAAACAAAGAATCTATTGACGTTGCGTTGGTATTGACTGGTGGTCATTCTGTTGCAGTTCAACAATATGTTATCGACAACATTGCTGTTGGTCGTGCAGATTGTGTGGCATTTATTTCTCCAAGATACACAGACGTTGTTAATAAGACAGGTGATGAAACAACCAATATTCAAGACTGGTTAACAGCATTGTCTAGAAGTTCATCATACGTTGTTGCCGATTCTGGTTGGAAATATCAATTCGACAAATACAACAATACCTATCGTTGGATTCCATTGAACGGTGACATTGCTGGTCTATGCGTATACACAGATAACGTTCGTGACCCATGGTTCTCACCAGCAGGTTTCAACCGTGGTGCAATTAAGAACTGCATCAAATTGGCATGGAATCCAAACAAATCTTTCCGTGACACATTGTATGCAGCAGGTGTAAACCCTGTTGTATCTTTCCCTGGCCAAGGAACAGTATTGTTTGGTGACAAGACATTGTTGAACAAACCTTCTGCATTTGACCGTATTAACGTTCGCCGCTTGTTCATCACACTTGAGAAAGCAATTGCTCAAGCTGCTAAGTATTCAATGTTTGAATTGAATGATGAATTCACAAGAACACAATTTGTTGCTTTGGTATCACCATTCTTGCGTGACATTCAAGGTCGCCGTGGTATAACTGACTTCAGAGTTGTTTGCGATACAACAAATAATACACAACAAGTTGTTGATAGTAACCAATTTGTTGGAGATATCTATATCAAGCCTGCACGTTCAGTTAACTACATTCAATTGAATTTCGTTGCTGTTGGAACAGGTGTTGACTTCGTAACAATCGTTGGCGCAGCTTAATAAATAAACGATATAGGAGAAAACAATGTCATTCAATGTAGCAGAATTCAGAGCAAATATGATTGGGGACGGTGCCCGTCCTAATCTGTTCTCTGTATCTTTAATATTTCCATCAAGTGTATCTAACTCAACAGCTGCTGGCCAAAAAATAACTTTTATGGCCAAGACAGCACAGTTGCCAGGTTCTTCAATTGGAACCGTTCCTGTTTATTATTTCGGTCGTGAAATGAAGTTTCCAGGAAACAGAACATTTGCAGATTGGACATTAACAATCATCAACGATGAAGATTTCGTAATCAGAAACTCTTTAGAGAACTGGATGAACTTGATTAACAGTCATTCAGGTAACGTAAGAGCTGGTGCCGCAAGAAACTCTAATGGTTATTCTGTTGATGCAAGTGTTATTCAATACGGCAAAACTGGCCAAGAGTTGAAGAAATACAAATTCGTTGGTATGTTCCCACTAGATTTGGCACCAATCGACCTAGATTGGGGTTCAAATGA